AACCACTTCTACCATTTCATTTGTAGCTTTTATTTCTGGCTGAGCTACTTCAGCTTTCTTTGTTTGTTTCTTTGCCATAATATAATATAATAAAAAATTAAAAAAGAGAGGAGAGGACAACTCCCCTCTCTCTAATTATCTACTAGTAAGAACCAGTACCTTGTACTAACAAGAAGTTGTTCGCACCTTGAGTGACTAAACATCTTTCAGTTAGGAAATGCATGTGCATTGCATCAAGATCAGATGTAGCAGCTCCAACTGAACCAGTAGTCCAAGTTTTGAAACGTCTGTCATCAGTTTGAGAAGAACGGTAACGCACGTGTAAGAACGGACGCTTTAAGTTTCTTCCTAAAGTTTGATCATACACAGATGTAACACCAGCAGGAATAAATACTCCTCTAACGTTGTTTGTTCCATCTTTAAGACCTCCACGAGTTGATTGGTCGTTTAGGTATTTCCAGTCAGACTTATAGAAGTCATAAGAACCTCTACGGAAACCAGAGAAACCTAAGTTAAGAGCCATATCTTCGTCGTTGTCAAATACACCGTAAGATGTACCGCCTGAACCATAAGAGTTTTGACCAGCTAACATATCGTCAATAGTAAGCATCATGTCTCTGTTACCAAATAACATATACTCTTCAATTGCACCTTGCTTATCAAACTCTTTCAAGATAGTGTCAAAGTCTCCTAATACTTGCGCAGCTGTACCAGTGGAAAGTAATCCGTCATAGACTAAACCTCTGTTTCTAATAGCCGCGAATAAACCTTCAGTACCTTTGATAGTACCTGCAGCTACGTCTGTAGCAGCGGCAGAAGCAGTGTGTCCTTCTGATTGAGAGCTACCTTTAGCGTGACCAGTAAATGGAGTTGTTACTAACTCATGCTCGATAAGAGTCATTTCACAGTAGTCAGTGAATCGCATACGAGTATCACCCGCAGCTTTCAAATACCACATGTAACCGTTTTGTCCGTCTTCGCCAGATACTTCAACCCAACCGATTTGAGAAGCATCAGATCCAGAGATCTCATACATGTCTTTCAAAATTACAGGCTGGTTAGTAAATGATTTGAATCTAGGCTTGTTACCAGAAAGTCTTCCAGCTGAACCTTTTCCATATTCAGAACCAAACACGAATAAGCTGCAAGAAACGTCAGAGTTAGACGCACTTACATTAGTAAGTCCAGTACCGTCATCTGTTAAAGGAGTGATAGTATACTTAGTAAAGAATACGCCTGAAGCTGGAGAACCAGTTTGTGCAGGAGCAAGAACCGCGCTAATATAGCCTTTTATAGACTCGTCAGCGTCAGATACTATTACTAAATCACCTACTCGTAATCCCATGTTCGCTGTTGCTGCGGCTGCAGTAGCGCCTGTAACAGCGTTACCGTCAATATCCTTAATTGCTGCGAAAGTGAAAGTTCCAGCAGGCGACGATCTTTGAACGTTACCTTGATAAGCCAAGTGTAAACGGCCTTGTTCAGACCATACAACTTGATCAGCAGTCATTGCTTCTTCAGCTCCGACCATTTCTAAAAATCCGCCTACTGTTCGATTACCGAATACTTCAGCTTCTTTTTCCATTAAATCAGGTAAAAATTGTTGTGCCCACCCTGCCGTATTAGTATCGGTAAAGTCAATGTAATTTGTAGCCAACGCTTGTTGAACGTAGCTAGGTACACTATTCAAGTTTCCACCTGGATTAGTGATGTTTACTGCCATTTTTTTAAATTTTTAAATGGGTTAATAATTATTTTCGTTTTCGCATTTTAACTTTAAACGAATCTGTAGTATCACCCAACACTCTATATTTTACTCCGCCAACATTAACTTCGCTTTGAGTCTGTCTAGGATTAACTTGTATGTTTCTATCTCTAGCTACAGTCTCTTTTATAGCATCAGCTTTGCCTTGCTCGTAAAAGTGTTGAGCAATTACATCTGGATTCATTGCAGTGTAAATGCTTTTGTGATAACCGTGAGCGTCATTTATGACATTCTTATCATTTAAAAACTTTTTAAATAAATTATTTGCGTCACTTTGCGTCTCTTTAACTTGAGCAACATCGTTGATGTTTAATCTAAACTTCTTTTCGCCAACTTCATATTCAAAACCTTTGAAATCTTTGTTGAACACTTGATTAGTTTGATTCATAAACACTTTATGATTCTTTTGTATTTGCTCTTGTTCCGAGTTATACCTGTTGAAGAAGTCCATAGCTTTTTGTTGCTCAGGTGTTAACCTTTTGTCTCTTGCTTTGATCTCTTCATAATACTTAGACTTTTGCCCGTCTAAATAGGCTTTAGCCTCAGCAACTTGCTCTTTCAAGGCTAATTTCTTTCTACGCACATCTATCTCTTCGTCTACTTCTTCGTCATACTTAAAATTATCTTCAAGTAAGAAGTTTATTTCGTCATAGGTTAAATGTGGTTTTGTCTTTTTATAATACTCTATTAAAGCATCTTGACCATCTAGCTCGTCAACATTTCTGTTTAAAGCTACATAATCATTTATGTCTCCACCTGTTTCTTCCATAAATTGCATTAGCTTTTGAATGCTTTCAGGTAGTTCTACCGTTTCATTTACTTCTTCAACCTCAGCAACGGGTTGCTCAGTTTGAACGGTCTCTTCCCCTTGTGGTATTTCTTCAACCACTTCTTGTAAAGCTGGGGTTTGTTCATCTGCAACCACGTCTGTTGTTTCTTGCTCTTGATCGGCATTGTCTTCTTTTTTAGTTAAATCAACTTTAGTTACCTCTTCTTCTACAGGTTTAGTTAAATCAACTTTAACTACATCATCTACAGGTTTTTTACTAGGCCTACGTTTTTTAACTTTAATTTTTTCAACCTTGCTATCTGCAATAGGTTGTTCTACTTTTTCTTTTTCTTCCATAATATAATATAATTAGTTACCTACTTGTGGATTAAACTTATCTAATCCTATTCCACCTCCGAGTATATCATTACCCGAAGACTCAAACTTTTTACTTGTTTTCTTTTCTTCTCTAACGTCTTTTCTATCTTCTAACTTCATTTCTTGCTGCCTATTTTGAGCATTAAGCTGTTGGTTAAGATCAAACTCAAACTGCATTAACTCTTTTTTCAAAGCAACTTCTTGCTGCAAATAGTTTATTCTATTTTGTGATCTAGTGTTTTCTAGCTCGTTATCAAACTGCATTTTTTGTTGATTCTTTTCCATTTCAGCTTGAGCAGCAGCTTGCTGTGCTTGACCCTGAGCAGCGGCTTGAGCCTGCATATTCTCTTGTTCTCTCTTTTGATCACGCTCAGCTTTTTGTCTTCTTCTAAGCTTTAACAACTGATTAGCTAACTTAATATTTTTTATCTCTCTAAGATCAATAGCATCTTCAAGATCTATAAGTTGCTGCGTTAAAGCTGTTGTTATATTGTTTTCTAAAAATTGTTTTTCCTCTTCGTCTGGCTCCATTTCTAAAAATATACCAAAGTCATATAAATATAACTCTGACATTTCAGTTAACGTAGCCACATTATGAGCACCTATAGCCTGTATGAAAGCGTTTTTAGTAGGAGAATATTCTATAATATCTGATATTCTCAAAGACACTTGCTCTGCAACTTCAGCTGTTAAATACATCGACGCTAACATTATATGTCTAGTTGCTACATTTGAATTAGCGGCAGCTAGCTTTTGTATGCCAACCAATGACTTAGGATCAGGAACACTAGCATCTCTAGCCTCGTTTAATCCGGTCACGTCACGAATCATTTGCAGGTAATAGTTGTAATTGCCTATCAACGCTTGCATCTTGTTGCCAGCGCCTTGACCGTTAGATATTTCCTTTATAGGTACAGCACCAGGATTTGGATCACCATCAGCGTTTATTGATCTACCAATAACACTACCTGTTTGGAAGAACATATTTAAAGCTTCTTGTGGATTGTACGCTGTTCCATTACCAAGGTCTACTTCAGATATACCATCAGCATCCAAGTATACACCATCAGGTGTCATACGCGACATGACTTGTTGTAGCTTTAAGTGTGTAAGCTGTATCATGTCTGCAAAACCAGTTATACGACTCACTAAGCTTTCAATTCTACCATTGTACATTCTAGGAGCTACGATACTATAGTTCATTTTAACTTTGTTAAAATCACTTTTGTCTCTAATCATATTTCTAGCCATTTCCCATTTTAGCAACTTATCTGTGCCTAGTACTATAGCTCCTTCAAAAACAACCTCTACGATTCTAGCTGCTTTACTAAAATTAGTTTGCCTGTCAGCTGGTGGATTAAAGCTATCATCTTTTCTTATAGCTTTTTCAGTACCAGCTGATGTTTCTTTTATTTTATAAACATCGTTCATATACGTTTTATAATTAAAGTATAGTATTTGAACTTTGTTTTTATCATTAACCTCTCTGTATGTATATCTACCGCTAGGTCTTTTAGCAGAGGAGTTAATGTCTTTTAAATCTTCTTGTGTTAAATGTGGAAACTGTCTAACAACTTCATTTATAGGTATTGTTTTAACTTCACCTACATAATATATATCTTCAAACTCTGGAGACTCTGTGTGTGAATAAACTACGTTAGCTGGATCTACGTATTCTACATTTACGCCTTCACTAAAGTTAAAGTTAGTTTTAACACACCCTATACCTAATACAGTTATATCTTCTATAAGTCTTTTTCTAATTAAGTCGTAGTTGTTACCTTTAAGCAAAACCTCAATAGCTTGTTCATTAGCTATTTCAGCGGCTTGCTTGTAGTTTAACTGCATGTGCAGCTGTAACTCTTCTTCAGAGCCTGGTATTTCAGTGTCTTTGTTTTCGTTTAAGTTAGCATTAAATAACGCCGCAGCTTTATCATTAAAAGCTTTTGCCTGCATGTCTCTTAATAGAGACTCCATATACTCTGTTCTTTTATTAACGCCGTACTGATCTTGAGAGTGACACTTAATGTTGTAAGACCTACTTGTTAAACCGTTAACAACTATATCTACGAATTTAGGAATTATAGGAACTGGTTTCCAGTCTAAGTTTAAATAGCTTAAGTCACCATTTATTGATAACTCGTCTTTATATTTTTGTATTGGCTGTTCACCTCTAGCGTAAAGCCTTAATTTATGATATTGGCTTACAGTATCTAAATACTTACCAGCGTTATTACCTTGAAACCACTCTTGCTCTATAGCTCTCGCAACCTCTAAGCCATAGCTACTACTAAGCTTTTCTAGGTCACTAACTACCTGAGATGGAAAATTAACATGTACTGACTCAGTCATATTTAATTGTTTATTATTCTCGAAGAATATCCGTTGTTATTATACTTTGAAATTTTAAGGTTTATAGGTTTTATTTCTTTTTCAAACTTAGGTGTATACAGATGCCTATTGCAAGCCATGATAGCTAAGCCACTACTTATAGAGGCATCATGCTTAGTTCTTCTGTTTATATCAAACTTAGACCAATCATTTAAGGTTTCGTTAAAATACATAGTGCCATAGTTGCCATCACCTAGATGTCCTACAAAATTGTTTATATACATCTCAATAGCAGCGGCGTGTGCTTGCTTTATGTCTTCACTAGAGTTTGGTATACCACCTATTTCTTTTTCAGTTACAGATAACTTATTCCAAACTTTATCTGGTCTGTTCATGCTAAAACCTCTGTAGCCTCTTCGCTTGAAGTGATACAAAAGTCTTGGCTTATTGTTTTCTGCAAGTAATGGCATACCATAAAATACGCAGGCCATTAGTATATCTTCAAAAAATATTTCAGCGGTTTGTGGTCTTGCTATGTATTCTAAAAAAAATGAACTAGGTGGAGCATCTTCCATGCTAAACTTAGTTAGTCCATGAAGAGATCCGTTGGATCCTCTACCATCAACAGTACCACTAATATCATAACTATCGCAGCCAAAAGCGCCAATATGCTCGTTACCTGGGTACTTAATTCCATTTTTTATCAATACTTTATTTTGAAGTCTTGCAGGCGGAACCCAACTTATTTTAAACCTACCGTTTAAGTCTGGGTTAAAAACAACTTGAGTATCTTTAATACCGTTGACCCAGCTAAAACTTCCAGTAGTAACATGTGTGTTATGTCTGCTTCCTTCGTTATAATCTATTTGCTCGTATATCTTAATAAGATTAAACAAGCTATTTTTTGTTTCATCTCTAAACGCGTGTTCAGTAGTTCTTGGAAACTGTCTGTAAAACTCGTTTAATGCGTCTTGATCATCTTTTAATCCTTCAGCTTCATTTTCCCAGTGATTTATTACACCGTAATCTATCAATTGATTATCGGGTCCGAATACATCATGATCTGGGTTATTAAATACAGGTTGTCCGTATTGGTCAATAAATCCTTCATAGTTCCATTCCATTGGGATAAACAAAGAATATAAACCAGACTTTGTTTGTCCATTACGGTTTCTTTTTGTAACGTCTGAATCATTGTATAACTTTTTAAAATTATCACCACCTTTATCCAGCGCATTACTAGTACTACCCATCATACACTTACCTATAATTCTACTACCAAGACGCAAACAAGTTTTTGTTACACGCCAGTTGTTTAGTATATTATCAGGCCTTTCCCACTTACCACTTTCATCGTGAACTAGCAAATTAAGTTTTTCACCGTCATAGCTGTTATCACCTGTGTTTTTCCAATCAATAGTAGTGTCAAGTCCAACCAGCTCTTCC